GCACCATCTATCTTCTCGGTCGACTTCTCCTTGTCGGCCTTGATGTTACCTGCAGGATCTGTGCGGACCGTGACATTGTCCATCATCCATGAGAGCACCGGGTGCCCTCCGTGAGCTATTCTTTGCTCAAGAGTCAGCTTCATAAGCTCTTTCGTAGGAGGACTCATGGATGCGAAGCCCTGTCCGAAAGGGACAACCGTGAATCCCATGTTCTCCAGGTTCTGAGTCATCTGCACAGCGCCCCATCGGTCAAAAGCGATCTCCCTGATGTTGAAACGCTCACCGAGCTTTGCGATGAACTGCTCTATGTATCCGTAATGGACAACGTTCCCTTCAGTCGTCTCAAGATAACCTTGCCTGTGCCAGATGTCATAAGGCACATGATCCCGCCTGACACGAAGTTCCAGATTCTCTTCAGGAATCCAGAAAAAAGGGAGCACCGAATACCTGTCTTCCTCATCAGCAGGAGGAAACACCAGCACGAAGGCTGTGATGTCCGTGGTGCTGGACAGGTCCAGTCCGCCATAACATATGCGGCCCTCAAGTTCTGATGCATCTACAGGAAAGGCACATGCATCCCATTTCTCCATAGGCATCCAGCGCACCGTCTGCTTGACCCACTGGTTCAGCCTCAGCTGCCTGAATGTGTTCTCCTCAGCAGGATTCTGTCTGGCGCTCTCGCATGCTGCAATGACCTTGTCCAATCCTATCGTCTCACCCAGTGACGGGTTCGCCTTCGCCCACACCTCCGGACTTGTCCAGTCATCCGAGTCATCAGCCCCGTAGATCACAGGATAGAACGTACTGTCATACTTCCTTCCGGCGAGGATGTCCTTTGCCTTCTGATGTGTCTCGTAACAGATGCTGTGGGTATCAGTTCCTGCAGTGGTGATCAGAAAGTACAAGGGCTGCATCCTGGCATCGCCTGATCCTTTCGTCATGACATCGAAAAGCTGCCTGTTGGGCTGCGTGTGGAGTTCATCGAACACGACCCCGTGAATGTTGAATCCGTGCTTCGAGTAAGCCTCCGCACTGAGCACCTGATAGAAACTGTTGGTAGGCAGATAGACGATCCTCTTGGTCGAGGCCAGTATCTTGACCCGCTTCTGCAGCTCAGGACACATGCGGACCATGTCAGCCGCGACCTCGAACACGATTGAGGCCTGCTGCCTGTCAGCTGCGCAGCCGTAAACCTCAGCCCGCTCCTCATGATCCGCGCAGCACAGGAGAAGCGCCACAGCGGCCGCCAGCTCGCTTTTCCCGTTCTTCTTCGGAATCTCAACGTAGGCGGTGTTGAACTGCCTGTATCCGTTCTCCTTGACCACACCGAAAACATCCCGGATGATCCTCTCCTGCCACGGAAGCAGAATGAAAGGCTTTCCGGCCCATATCCCCTTGGTATGTTTCAGGCACCTTATGAAATTGACTGCCCTGTCGGCCTTGCTCTTGTCATAATGGGAGGACTGCGCCATGAACGGTGTGACATTGTATTCTCCCATACCATCTTCCTGTCCTTATACGAATGAAGGCCCGCATTGCTGCGAGCCCTCAGGGTTGTCTTGTCTGCTTCTCAAAGGATGACCGTCAGGTATCCTGTTCCATCTTGCCAGAATCTCTTCTCCCTTAGCCCGGACTTCCCTGTCTCCTCAAGGCACCTTGCGACGAATGCTTTCCCGAAATACCACTCGGTAAGGCTTCTTGTGGTCCCCGTGCCGTTTGTCAGAAGCCTCATGCCTTGACCTCCTTGCGGTAGATCTCCAGGGTCGCTTCGCAGAAGACGATGCGCTTGATGTCTTTTTGTGACCTTGCCTCGGCGAGGCTCTTCTCAACCCTTGCTATATCCTTCTTTGTGATTCTCTTCTTCATGGTTTCCTTCTCCTTGCATGTACATACATCACTCTTTTCAGAGAAGATAGCAAGTATATATTGAGAAATAATTTACATACTTTATAGCTTCAGCTGGTCACTTCCTTGAGTGCCTTCTCAAGCACCGTCTTGTCGAACCCAAAACGATCATAACCTTCTGCGATTACATCGTAGTAGTGCCTTGCCGGAGGAACAGCTGCCTTTCTGCCTCTGGTCATCACATAGGCCATGGCAGTCACCGTCTCGCCGGTATCGGTCATCGTTACCTCAAGGTCCTTCTTGATGTAATAGAACGGGTAGCCTTCATATCTGTCCAGGCTTCTCTCATCCACGGAATTAATCTCCCAAACCAACACCGGAACCGCAGAACCCTCACAGGGCTCTATGTCCGCATGGGTGCGGAAGACAAGTTTCCAGTCTCTCAAAATCGCTTTCCCGACTATCCTGGCCTCCGGACACCTGAATGCCATCTGGTCGACAGACAGGTTGGAGCCATAAGCGATGTACAGTCTTCTGTTCATATCAGCCTCACAAACAAATGATACATCCGAGCAGGCGGTTCCGCCATCGGATTCCCCAAGGATGCGGGTCACCATACCCTCGGGGCATCCGGTGCCGTTTCAGGCGTTCCTCCAGGCACCGTTGCCGTCCATGTTCTTCAGGAGAATCTCCCTTGCGGTCTTGAACTCTTCTCCGATAAAACCGAGGCGGAGCATCCAGCATCTGAAGGCGTATTTCTCGTTCTCCGTCTGCTGGGGCCTTGCGCTTGCGAACCTGATCTCGTGTGCCAGGGCGCACATCGCGATGCAAAGCTGGATGTAGCTCTTCATCTCTCCGGCGTGGATTCCACCCTTCTTGCCGTCATGCGGGTTTGCGAACTGGAAAAGCCTGAACTCGACCGTTCCGTGTCCGTGGAAAAGGCTGTGCAGGTTGAGCATGTGGTATCTGCTCTCGTTGTAGTGCTGCGTCCTGCCGTACTCCGCGTGGTTGCCTTTGTACCAGCAGTCCTCCAGGACCGACATGCTCAAAGGGTTGCGTCTGTGCATCATTCTCAGGAACTCGGGGTTTACCGTCCTGCAGTATCTTCCGGTCCTGCCTGAGTCGATTCTGATTGCCCTGCCGATCTGTGTCTCATGGGCTGCCATGATGTTCACCAGGTTCTTCACCTCGCTGACGTTGAAACCGTCCTTGCGCGAGACGTGGATGTGGACTCCTGCACCGACTGAGGGGTTGCTGACCGCTCCTGCCTTGCGGAGTCTTCTCAGAAGTTCCTGCAGTGTGGGGATGTCATCCCATCCGAGAATCGGGGTAACCAGCTCGCATTTCTCGTCATCCGGTCCGGCGATGCTGCAGTCGCGGGAGAACTTCCATTCCCTGTCGTCCGCGCCGTATGCGCTCCAGGTCATGTAGCCGTTTCTGTAGGCTGTGTTCTCGTATCTTCCGGTTCCCAGGAAGTCGGCTGCGATCCTTGCGGCATCCTTTCTCTTGATTCCGTTCATCTCGACCTCAACTCCGAAGTTGTAGTCGTTCTTCATGCTCTCGATTCTGCGGTTCGTGTTTTCCTTCATGCTTTGTTCCTCCTAGGGTGTATCCACCTTGCATGTGTATATATCACTCTAGTCGAAACTAATAGCAAGTCATTGTGTGTAAATAAATTAACTATTTTCACACTTTGGTTTTCAGGAAAAACGGACCGCAGCAGGACAACGGTTATCTGTCCTCTGAGACGATGGAGCACGAATCCTCACCGTATGCTACGGCGAGTGTGCTGCCGGTATCCCATCTAACGTGAATGCTGCCTATGTCATCAACGAACTGAACTGTTCCGAGAGTCCCTTCCGGTGGAGCCTGGAAATCATTCATTCGGTCGAGCCTTACCCTTGTACCTTCCTTGTACTGCGAGCGCAGTCTCTCAATTGTCTCTCTTGAGGGAATTCCTGTCATACAGCCACCTCCTTGACAACCGGTGTCCTGAAGGCGGCTGAGCCGCTCAGGTTCCTCATGAGAACCTTACGGGTCTCCTTATAGCTGTCACCGATAAGTCCCAGGCGCAGAAGAAAGCACCTGAAGGCATACTTCTTGTTGTCTACAGACTTCTCCTCCTTGGTGTTTACCCTGTGAAGCTTTCGCGCCGTGTCACAGAGAGCCGTGATGAAGATGGAGTAATTCTCCATCCCCTCCGCATCTGATTCGAACCACGGGAATGATATCTTCTCGTCGTCCACGATGATCTCAAGGCTGTCAGTCCTCAGCGCGTCCTGGATCAGGCTTCGCTTTGAGCGGACAAGAGCCTTGAGATTGCTGATCTGATCATCTGTCATGGATGATCTCGGAATGCTGATGGACAGCATCCCTCTTTCAGTTTTCTGTGCCATTGTTTTCCTCCTTGGCATGAGTTTCATGTACATACATCGCTCAGGAGAAAATGATTATCAAGTCATTATATTGAAATAAAATATTTCTTTCATGTCTGTCTTCATAGATACACTTGGTCACAGGCGCTGAAGGACAACATCCAGCTTTCTCTGATACTGTTCCAGCTGCCACCTGAAAAGAGGGAGATCATTCTCCCCGTAGTTCAGAAGCTTGTCCACATTATGCTCATCAAGGCAATAGAAGCCATCATGATAAGTCCATTCCAGCTCAGGCAACGATGGCACTTCAGGAAGAACAGGAACCATGGATAATAGTGTCTCATGAAACAAATCCGGCTCTGTTGCAACACTAGTTGTGGTGCAACCTGTTGAGACGATCAAGACGATCAGAGCTGTCACCAGACACAGGAGCCGCTGTCTTCTGCGGCGGTTTCTCCTCTTCGATGATTCCGAGTTCCTTTCTGACATCATGAACGACCTCCATCTGTTTCTCCCGTATCTCGGCCTTCGCCTCAGCCTCACGGG